ATAAGCGTTATAAGATGTGTCACTTGAAAACTCATCTTTTACTGGCGCATTGTTGTTTTTATTAGAAGTGGGATTATTTTGTGTTTGATTTTTATTTGAATTAGAAGCACTTTGCTTATTTTCATCACTTTGTTCTTCGGCACTCGAAACTTTATCACTATCATCTTGTGATTCTTCTTTAGTAGTAGGATTGTCGAAATCTTCCATAACTGAATAATCTACTGTTTTTAATTTACTGATATCAATTTTTTTAGTACCTAATTTTTTGTCTTCACTACCTTTTGTAGCGTGCAAAGTAACTTCATTGTCATTTTGGAGTTGGTAAGTTACAAGACCTTTAGCGGTTCCGCCTTTTTTAATTTTATCGAAACTATGTTTGTTCCATTCTCCAAGTTTGCCAGTGTTTGGCGTAATATCCATTTCTAATTTATTAACGGTATCTTTACTATCTTGAGTAGCACTCATAGATGCAATCCAAACATTAGTTGAAGTTATTTTGTCGTCATCAACTTTACTTTTAACCTCATATTTAAATGCGATAAGCTTCTTTTTACTCTTTTTGTTATCCTTATCACTAATTAAAAATACATCTTTAATTTTTAAAACTGCTTGATCTAAAACTAATGTGTCGTTTTTAAATTGCGCTTTATTTTCATCTACAGAAGTTTTTGAGTCATTACTTTCTTTTTTGTTTCCATCACTACCACATGCGCCTAACACCAACGTACTTGCTAATAATAAACCTAATAATCTTTTCATTTTTCATTTCTCCTTTGTTTATATTTCCTTATATTTAAAAACTCTCAATGGCTCAAATGTAATAGAATACTCGCCATAGTGAGTTCCAATACCATATATCTTTTTGTATTGTTCTATTGCTTCTAATATGTATTCTTCGCTTAATTGTAGATACTCAGACAACTCATACAAGTTACGTACGCCATAATTATAAGCTTCTACAATTTCGCGTAATGGAACAGCTGAGATAAAGCCGTGTCTACGTGCATAATTTTCAAACTTTCTATTAATCCATTTTGATTGGTCTAAAATGTTGCCGTACGTCAACTTGTGGTGGGCAAGTTCCTCATATAATACTTCAGCCTTGCGTGTTTCTGACAAATTATTGTCTATAAGCACAATTCCATCTGAATAAAAACCTGCGTATCCCTCTGGAAGCTCTACAAAATCTCTTACTTCTATATGGTCATTTTCAATTAATATTTTTTCATATCTCGACATCAAAACCTTACCCCTTGTTGTTTAATCTTTCTTTTTAAATCTGTCAATCAATCCCATAATATAGTCTACATCTTCTTGTTTTAATTCCCCCTCAAGATGAGCTGCCATAGTTTGATGTTTGTCAGGTTCCATAGCTTTCAGTCCGCTTAATTCATCTAATGATACATTAAAATAATTTGCTAAAGCACTTGCGTGTTCCATAGAAGGGCTGGTTAGACCTTTTTCCCATCTGTCAATTGATGCTTTTGAAAATTTAACTTCATATTTTTCATTTAGTCTGGTTGCTAATTCTTGTAAAGACAAGTTACGAGACTTTCGTAATGTATTTAAGTTATTAGGGAAATTTGACATTTATTTTACTCCTTAATTTGTATTTTACAAACTTATTATATAAGTTTGTTCTCATTTTTGCAACACATTTCACGAATTTATTTCTCAAAAATGAAATTTATTTGTTGACACCTAAACAAACAGCTTGTATAGTTGTTAGTGTAATCTCATAAATGAGACGAAAGGAGGATGGAAAAGTGAATAAAGTTAGATATCAAAATTTGAGAAATTTCATTGATGAGAGTGAATATACCCACAAACAAGTTGCCGATATGATTGGTATGAACCCTGCTAGATTCAGTCAAAAGATAAATAAAAATAAAAGTAACTTTACTATTGATGAAGCCAGTGCGATATGTACAGTTTTAAAAATAAGTATGGATGATTATTTTTTTAATCAAAACGTCTCAAAAATGAAACGACAAAAAGAAACACAAACATCTTAAAAGGAGGACACAATGGAACAAATCACGTTAACCAAAGAAGAGTTGAAAGAAATTATAGCGAAAGAAGTTAGAAATGCTATAAAAGGCGAGAAACCAATCAGCTCAGGTGCAATTTTCAGTAAAGTAAGAATCAATAATGACGATTTAGAAGAAATCAATAAAAAACTCAATTTCGCAAAAGATTTGTCGCTAGGAAGATTGAGGAAGCTCAATCATCCGATTCCGCTAAAAAAGTATCAGCATGGCTTCGAATCAATTCATCAAAAAGCTTATGTACAAGATGTTCATGATCATATTAGAAAATTAACATTATCAATTTTTGGAGTGACACTTAATTCAGACTTGAGTGAAAGTGAATTCAACCTAGCAGCAAAAATTTATAGAGATATCAAAAACTATTATTTATATATCTATGAAAAGAGAGTTTCAGAATTAACTATCGATGATTTCGAATAAAGGAGGAACTACAAATGGAATTTGAGTATGTAGATTTAATCGATGATACAAAAATAAAAAACTGTACTCTTCGTGAAATGGAAGGTAATGAAATGGAGTTACCCGGCACTTATGTAGTTGCGACCTACACAAATGCACAAGGTAACAAAAACCAACTGATTATAAACCCTGATTATATCTTGAAAATGAAATACAAGAGTTTAAGAGCGGTTGATTAAGATTGAGCAAGCACGCTACCAGCTAAACTTTTAGCTTTCTTACCACTTCGTTTATCTCGAAGTACTTTGCTAGCAAGTTTAGCAGTTCTACTAGTAGATTGCTTACCATTTTTCTTGCCTCTTTTAGCCATAAGCATCACCTCCTTAGGTTGATAACAACATTATACGCGAAAGGAGCATAAACATTATGCAAGAATTACAAACATTTAATTTTGAAGAATTACCAGTAAGGACATTAGAGGTTGACGGAGAACCATATTTTATAGGAAAAGATGTTGCTGACATTTTAGGATATGCAAACGGACGAGATGCTTTGTCAAAACATGTTGATGAAGACGACAAGAAAGTTCTAACGTCGCGAAATACGACTTTAGAAAATTTACCAAATCGAGGACTTACTGCAGTCAACGAATCGGGTTTATACAGCCTAATCTTCTCATCAAAACTAGAATCAGCTAAACGATTCAAACGCTGGGTAACTTCGGAAGTTTTACCAACGTTAAGAAAAACCGGTGCTTACCAAGTACCTAGCGACCCAATGCAAGCATTGAGATTAATGTTTGAAGCTACAAAAGAAACTAAACAAGAAATAAAAAACGTAAAAGATGATGTTATCGATTTGAAAGAAAATCAAAAACTGGATGCGGGAGACTACAATTTCTTAACTAGAACTATCAATCAAAGAGTAGCTCATATCCAAAGGCTACATGCGATAACAAACCAAAAACAACGTAGCGAATTATTCAGGGATATTAATTCAGAAGTGAAAAAGATGACTGGTGCGAGTTCAAGAACGAATGTAAGACAAAAACATTTCGACGATGTAATTGAAATGATTGCTAATTGGTTCCCGTCACAAGCTACTTTATACAGAATTAAGCAAATTGAAATGAAGTTTGAAAACGAAATATAGGAGAGGTTGAACATGGAATACATCGGATATGCAGACGCAAATGCGTTTGTAAAAATAAGTGGCATTTCAAAAGATGATCTAGAGAAAAAAGTCTACTCGAACGAAGAGTTTCAAAAAGAATGCATGTACAGATTTGGTCGAGGACAAAAGCGTTATATAAAAATTGACAAAGCTATTCAATTTATCGGTACCAATTTAATGATTAATGAATACGAATTATAGGAGGAGTTATCAAATGAGCGACACATATAAAAGCTACCTATTAGCAGTACTGTGCTTCACAGTCTTAGCGATTGTGCTTATGCCATTGCTGTACTTCACTACAGCATGGTCAATTGCAGGATTCGCAAGTATCGCAACATTCATATTCTATAAGGAATACTTTTATGACAACAAAGGAGAATGAAAAGATGTCAGATAAAGACTTGATGGAAAAAGTTGACAAGAGAAGGAAAGAAAAAGATTTAACGGTGAGAGAAATAGGATATTTGCTAGGTTTCTCTGATACTTATTTTATTAAGTTAAGAAATGGTTCAAGAAGAATTACTGATCGGAAGAGAGATAGAATTAATCGTTATTTAAACGGTGAATACGACAATGTAAAAATTCCTAAATATTCAAGAGATTCTGAACAAGTAGCATATGACAAGGGATATAAACAAGCTTTAAAAGATTTAGAAGAATTTGTAAATAATAAAAAAACTGCTACTTGCGACAACAAGTAACAGTATCAAGCACTTAAGAAAAATTTCAAGTTAAATATAAAACGAAAAATGGAGGAAGTCAAGATGTATTACGAAATAGGCGATATCATACGCAAAAATATTCATGTTAACGGATTCGATTTTAAGCTATGCATTTTAAAAGGTCATATGGGCATATCAATACAAGTTAAAGATATGAACAACATACCAATTAAACATGCTTATGTCGTAGATGAGAATGACTTAGATATGGCATCAGACTTATTTAACCAAGCGATAGATGAATGGATTGAAGAGAACACAGATGAACAGGACAGACTAATTAACTTAGTCATGAAATGGTAGAGGGGGATTAACTAATGGCTAATCTATATGAGCTATCAGAAGCATTTAAAGAGATGTCTAATCAAGATGAATTAGATCCAACATTACTAAAAGATACATTAGATTCTATCAAAGCAGAAATGAACGTCAAAGTAGATAACATTGTCAATTGGAGACGTGAAACTTTAGGTGACATAGATGTCATAGATAAAGAAATTAAGAGACTTCAAAATTTAAAAAAACAAAAACAAAATTTAACTGATCGTTTAAGAGATTACTTAAAAGAGATGTTAGAAACACAGGAAGTAGATAGTTACCGCACAGCTACTAATCATATTTACAAGCGCAAAAACGGGGCTAGTAAAAATATTATCGATGAAAAACTTATTCCAAAGGATTATTGGCTATCACAAGCGCCAAAGCTTAATTCTAAGCAACTAATCGATGATTTGAAAGCTGGCAAAGATATTCCGGGCGCTGAATTAAAGGTAACGGAAAGTTTGGTGATTAAGTGATGAGTGAGGAACAAGACATTTTACAAGAACTAGGTATTGAAGAAATTAACGAAGATACTCAGAACTATTATTCAATTATGGTATATGGCAAATCAGGAACCGGAAAGACGACTTTAGCCACTAGAGAAAACAACGCTTTTATTATCGATATTCACGAAGATGGTACTCAAGTAACGCGACAAGGTTTTGTGAAGAGAGTCGACAATTACATTGCTTTTAGAAACACAATTGCGAGTATTGAATCGATTGTAAATACAGCTAGACAAAGAGGAAAGTTACTTGATGTGGTTGTAATTGAAACAGCTCAAAAATTAAGAGATATAACGCTAACTCATGTAATGAATACACATCAAGTCAAAAAAGCGAGAATACAAGATTATGGGGAAACATCTAAATTAATCGTTAACTCGATTAGGCACCTATTAAAGGTTAAAGATAAGCTCGGATTTCACGTTGTACTTACAGGACATGAAGGGCTTAACTCAGAAGATAAAGATGAGAACGGAAAAATTATTAACCCTAGAATATCAATTGAAGTACAACCGGCAATACACAATAACTTAGTAACTCAGTTCGACATTATAGGACATACATTTATAGAAGATCATACAGATGAGGACGGAAACGCGACACACGACTATGTATTTTCTGTAGAACCTTCTAATTTATATACAACTAAAGTTAGGCATAATCCGCAAATAACAATCAATAATCCAGGTATTAAAAATGCTTCAATTTCAAAAATTATAGATATGGCACAAAACGGAAACTAATAAAAAACTAAAAAGGACGGTAATTAATTATGAACTTCAATTTAAATTTACAAGGCGCACAAGAATTAGGAAATTATATGCAACCAGGATCATACAGTGTAAAAATCAAAAACTTCGAAAGTAAAAATTCGAAAAACGGACATCCACAATTTGCAATCACGTTTATTCATAAAGAAGAAGGCGAATTCACTCACTATGCAAACGGTGATACTTCAAACGACTTCGCCAAAAACTGGTTATACACATTCTTGAAGGCAATTGGCATTAATGACAATAATGGTCAATTTAACTTTACTGAACGAGATGTAATAGGTAAACCAATCAATATTGAGTTAGAACGAAAACATAACGATTATACAGATAAATGGAATACGGTTTTAAAAAGGTTTTGGAAATTTGAAGGTACAGCAGTTTATGAAAAAGTTGGAATTAAAGAAAACGAAAAAAACGATAACAATGAGAGTTCTAACAACTCTAATGTGAATAATAATCCGTTTGAAAATACTAATAATTCTATTGATATATCTGATGACGATTTGCCTTTCTAGGGTGTGATTAAGTGGCGCAAATTATCAAATACCAACAAAGTAACAATGGTTTATATGATGTAGTTGTTACCGGTATAGAGATACCTGAACAAGCTATCAAGATATTAGATTTGAACCAGCCAATTGATGTTGATTGCTCAGTGGTAGATCCAAATTCTATCACTGGCAAGCAACGCAAATTGATATTCGCATTGTGTAACGATATAGAAGCTCATACAGGACAACCTCGAGATTATATGAGGCAAATGTTCCAAGATTATGTGAAGTTTCTGTATGGCTATGAAGAACGCATATCTTTATCAAATTGTTCTCGAACTATAGCTAAGCAAATTATAGAAGCGATGTTTGAGTGGATTTTTACAAATGCGATTCCATTAAATTATAAAACAAGCAAATTGATGAAAGAAGATAAAAATTATCTTTATTGGGCAACTGTTACGCGTCATTGCATTATATGCGGAAAGCCTCACGCAGACTTAGCGCATTATGAATCAGTTGGTAGAGGCATGAACAGAAACAAAATGAATCACTACGACAAACATGTGTTAGCACTGTGTAGACAACATCATAATGAACAGCACGCAATTGGCGTTAAGTCGTTTGATGATAAATATCACTTGCATGACTCGTGGATAAAAGTTGATGAGAGGCTCAACAAAATGCTGAAAGGAGAAAACAATGGGAGAAGTATCGTGGATAAAACTTAAAGTTGGCATGTTTGATGACAGCAAAATCAAATATATCGAAGCTTTACCCGAAAGAGATACGATCATAACTATTTGGGTTAAGTTGCTAACTTTATCAGGAAAGTACAACGAACAAGGTTACATTATGCTATCCGAAAACTTGCCGTACAACGAAGAAATGTTGGCAAACGAATTTAATAGACCTATTAACTCAATAAGGTTAGCAATTCAAACTTTTGAGACATTAGGAATGATTGAAAAAGTTAATGGTGTCATAAAAGTGACAAACTGGGAGAAGCACCAAAGCTTAGATAGCAAAGCTAAGCATAAAGAAAAAAATAAATTGCGACAACAACGCTATCGAGAGAGACAGAAAAAGTTACTAGAAGCAAAAGGTAACGTTACCGTAACGTTACGTAACGATACAGAAGAAGAAAGAGAAGAAGAAAAAGAAGAAGAATATAAGAATAAAGAAGAAGAAAGAGAAGCCGTCTTCTCATCTTCAATAAAATACATTATCGCAAATTTAGATGATAAGTTAACGCCTAATCAAATGGAACAATTAGGGTTTGCTATTGATGATATAGGTACGAACGCTTTTGAAGTTGTAAAAGTAGGTGTTACGTACACTAAAAGCAAAAGTGCACATGGTGGCTATTTAATTAAAGTTTTAAACAACTGGGCTAAAGAGAATGTTAAAACAAAAGAAGATGCAGAAAACAAAATAGCGCCTAGGAAAAATGCTACTGATGATGTCATTGCACAAATGGAAAAAGAATTGAGTGATGGCTAATGCCGATGAGCAAAACACAAGCATTAGAAATTATTAAAAAAGTTAGGTACGTATACAACATTGATTTTGATAAACCAAAGTTAGAAATGTGGATTGATGTATTAAGTCAAAATGGAGATTATCAACCAACTGTAAAAGCGGTAGATGGATATATCAACAGTAACAACCCGTACCCACCTAACTTACCAGCAATCATGCGTAAGGTACCTAAAAAAGTATCTATTGAGCCGGTAGACAACGAAACCGCTACACACCAATGGAAAATGCAGAATGACCCCGAATATGTCAGACAAAGAAAAATAGCGCTAGATAACTTCATGAATAAGTTGGCAGAATTTGGGGGCGATAACGAATGAATTACGGACAATATGAAATTGAAAGTACAATAATCGCTACGCTACTTAAACAACCGGACGTACTAGAAAAGATAAGAGTTAAAGATTACATGTTTACGAACGAAAAGTTTAAAACCTTTTTCAATTATGTAATGGACGCCGGAAAGATAGATCATCAAGAAATCTATTTAAAAGCAACTAAAGATAAAGAATTTTTAGATGCAGATACTATAACTAAACTTTACAACTCTGATTTCATTGGATACGGATTCTTTGAACGTTACCAACAAGAATTATTGGAAAGTTATCAGCTCAACAAAGCAAACGAATTGGTTACTGAGTTTAAACAACAACCTACGAACCAAAATTTTAATAACTTGATTGATGAACTCAAGGACTTAAAAACAATTACTAACAAAAAAGAAGACGGAACCAAGAAGTTTGTTGAGGAGTTTGTCGATGAGTTATACAGCGATAGCCCTAAGAAGCAAATTAAGACGGGTTATAAGCTCATGGATTACAAAATAGGGGGATTAGAGCCATCGCAATTAATCGTCATCGCAGCGCGTCCCTCAGTGGGTAAAACAGGCTTTGCATTAAACATGATGTTGAACATAGCACGAAATGGATATAAAACATCTTTCTTTAGTCTCGAAACAACTGGCACATCAGTATTGAAACGTATGTTATCAACAATTACTGGTATTGAGTTAACCAAGATAAAAGAAATTAGAAACTTAACGCCGGATGACTTAACAAAGTTAACGAATGCAATGGATCAAATCATGAAGTTAGGTATTGATATTTCTGACAAAAGTAATATCACACCGCAAGATGTCCGAGCACAAGCAATGAGGCATTCAGACGAGCAACAAGTTATTTTTATAGATTATCTTCAGCTGATGGACACTGATGCGAAAGTTGATAGACGTGTAGCAGTAGAAAAGATATCACGTGACTTAAAGATAATCGCTAATGAGACAGGCGCAATCATTGTACTACTTTCACAACTGAATCGTGGTGTCGAGTCTAGGCAAGATAAACGACCAATGCTATCGGACATGAAAGAATCAGGTGGAATAGAAGCAGATGCGAGTTTAGCAATGCTACTTTACCGTGATGATTACTATAACCGTGACGGAGATGACAGTATCACAGGCAAATCTATTGTTGAATGTAACATAGCCAAAAACAAAGACGGCGAAACTGGAATAATTGAATTTGAGTATTACAAGAAGACGCAGAGGTTTTTCACATGAACATCATGCAATTCAAAAGCTTATTGAAATCGATGTATGAAGAAACAAAGCAAAACGACCCGATTGTAGCAAATGTATATATAGAAACTGGTTGGGCAGTCAATAGATTGTTGGACAATAACGAGTTATCGCCTTTTGATGATTACAACAAAGTTGAAGAAAAAATCATGAATGAAATCAACTGGAAGAAAACACATATTAAGGAGTGTTAAAAATGCCGAAAGAAAAATATTACTTATACCGAGAAGATGGCGCGGAAGATATTAAGGTCATCAAGTATAAAGACAACACAAATGAAGTTTATTCTCTCACAGGAGCCCATTTCAGCGACGAAAAGAAAATTATGACTGATAGTGACCTAAAACGATTCAAAGGCGCTCACAGGCTTCTATATGAGCAAGAACTAGGATTACAAGCAACGATATTTGATATTTAGAGGTGGCACAATGAGTAAATACAACGCTAAGAAAGTTGAATACAAAGGGATTGTATTTGATAGCAAAGTAGAGTGTGAATATTACCAATATTTAGAAAGTAATATGAATGGCACTAACTATGATCGTATCGAAATACAACCGAAATTTGAATTACAACCTAAATTCGGGAAACAAAGACCGATTACGTATATAGCCGATTTCTCTTTGTGGAAGGAAGGGAAACTGGTTGAAGTTATAGACGTTAAAGGTAAGGCGACTGAAGTTGCCAACATCAAAGCGAAGATATTCAGATATCAGTATAAAGATGTGAATTTAACATGGATATGTAAAGCGCCTAAATACACAGGTCAAGAATGGATGGTATATGAGGACTTAGTGAAAGTCAGACGTAAAAGAAAAAGAGAAATGAAGTGATTTAATGCAACAACAACAAGCATATATAAACGCAACGATTGATATAAGGATATCTACAGAAGTTGAATATCAGCATTTTGATGATGTGGATAAAGAAAAAGAAACGCTGGCAGATTACTTATATAACAATCCGAACGAAATACTAGAGTATGACAATTTAAAAATTAGAAACGTAAATGTAGAGGTGGAATAAATGGGCAGTGTTGTAATCATTAATAATAAACCATATAAATTTAACAATTTTGAAAAAGAAATAATGGCAAAGCGTGGGATAAATGCTGGAATTGTTTCTAAACGTGTAAGAGGTTGTTGGGAGTTTTCAGAAGCTTTAGACGCGCCTTATGGCATGCATCTAAAAGAATATAGAGAAATGAAACAAATGGAAAAAATTAAACAAGCGAGACTCGAACGTGAATTGGAAAGAGAGCGAAAGAAAGAGGCAGAGCTACGTAAGAAGAAACCGCATTTGTTTAATGTGCCTCAAAAACATTCACGTGATCCGTACTGGTTCGATGTCACTTTTAACCAAATGTTTAAGAAATGGCAGGAAGCATAAATGCCTAAAACCGATAGCGCACGTAAAGAATACTTAAACCAATTTTTCGGCTCTAAGAGATATCTGTATCAGGATAACGAGCGAGTGGCACATATCCATGTAGTAAATGACACTTATTACTTTCACGGGCATATCGTACCAGGTTGGCAAGGTGTGAAAAAGATGTTTGATACAGCCGAAGAGCTTGAAACATATATAAAGCAAAGTGATTTGGAATATGAGGAACAGAAGCAACTAACTTTATTTTAGAGGAGATGGAAATGATGAATAACCGCGAACAAATCGAACAGTCCGTTATAAGTGCTAGTGCGTATAACGGTAATGACACAGAGGGATTACTAAAAGAGGTTGAAGACGTGTATAAGAAAGCGCAAGCGTTTGATGAAATACTTGAGGGTTTACCTAATGCTATGCAAGATGCACTCAAAGAAGATATTGGTCTTGATGAAGCAGTAGGGATTATGACGGGGCAAGTGGTCTATAAATATGAGGAGGAGCAGGAAAATGAGTATTAGTGTAGGAGATAAAGTATATAACCATGAAACAAACGAAAGTCTAGAGATTGTGCAATTGGTCGGAGATATTAGAGATACACATTATAAACTGTCTGATGATTCAGTTATTAGCATTATAGATTTTATTACTAAACCAATTTATCTAATTAAGGGGGACGAGTGAGTGGAATGGAAACGATTAAAAAATGTGGTGCCGCACCCAGTTATCAAAAATAAAAACTTAAAGTCGGTATACGTAACAAAAGATAATGTGAAAGAGGTTCAAAAAGAATTAGGTTTCTTTGAAATTTTTAATGAAGAAGTGTTATTAACTGGATTTTTATCATTTCAAAGGATACCTATTTACATTATTTGGATTAATCCTAAATCTCATAAGACGCCTAGATATTACTTTGCTAACGAGCATGAGATTGAAAGATATTTTGAATTTTTGGAGGACGAGTAAATGCTTGAAATCATCGACCAACGTGATGCATTGCTAGAAGAAAAGTATTTAAACGACGACTGGTGGTACGAGTTAGATTATTGGTTGAATAAACGCAAGTCAGAAAGTGAACAGATTGATATTGATAGAGTGCTTAAATTTATTGAGGAATTAA